TCTTGCCACAGGTCGCCGCGAAATTACGACCTTTTCCGAAGCGTCTGTTTGAGCCAAAACAAGATGGCTAAGGTCGGGCGTCCACCGAAGCCGATCGAGCAGAAGCGCCGGCTAGGGAATCCGGGGAAGAGGCTCATGGCTGAGCCTGCCGTAGTGCTGACTCGAGCACTCGAAACGCCGGAGCCGCTTCGGTCGCTTGGACCTTTCGGAACCCAGTTTTGGAATCGTCTTTGGAACGGTGGCGCTGTTTGGATTTCGCCTCATACTGATATCGAATTAGTCCAGATGCTTTGCGAGCAAATTGACGAGCGACAGATCTTGAGGCTTCGCGTTATGCGTGACGGCGACTGGCGAGAGCGGAACGGTCTAAGGCAACTCGATGCTCAGATCGTGAGCGGACTGTCTATGCTTGGATTTACACCGACCGATCGCACGCGATTAGGTCTTGCGGAGGTAAAGTTTGAGAACAAACTTGACGACTACAGAAAGCGTAAAGCCCAAATGGTCGACTCCGAGATTGTATCCTCAGAGTGATGGTCCGGCTGTAGCTCTCTTCGGGGAAACTTTCCTGACGATTAGCAAGGGCGTTCATGCGGGTCGACCGCTACGCGTAACCGATTGGCAATACGATCTGCTCGAGGATATCTATGAGCGTCGCGAAGATGGACTGTTCAGGTACAAGCGCACGCTGATCGGCTTGTCTCGCAAAGCCGGCAAGTCTCTTCTCGGTTCCCTGATCGGCTTGTATGGTCTGATCGAGGGAGAGCCTGGCGCCGAGGTTTATTCTGCCGCCGGCGATCGTCAGCAGGCACGCATCGTGTTCGGCGAGGCGCGTCGTCAAGTCTTGGAGTCCGACACGCTTAGTAAAGCCTGCCGCGTTTATCGTGACGTGATCGAGGTTCCCGAGACTGGCGCTATCTATCGCGTCTTGGCTTCTGACTCTAAGCTCGTTCAGGGCTTGAACCCGTCGACCGTTGTTTGTGACGAGCTCCACGTTGTTCACGAAGATCTTTGGGATGCGCTCACGCTCGGATCGGGCGCGCGTCGCGATCCGATGGTCGTCGCGATTACGACGGCTGGGTATGATCTCGAATCAATTTGTGGGCGCCTTTATCAGTACGGCAAGCGTGTCGTAAATAACGAAATAGAAGATCAGGCGTTTGGCTTTTTCTGGTGGGAGGCGCCCGAAGAGTGTGACGTTCACGATCGGAAGGCGTGGGCGGCGGCGAATCCGAATCTGGATCTCGGCTTGATCAGTGAAGAGGATTTCGAGGTGGCTTCTCGTCAAACTGCTGAGGTCGCGTTCCGCCGCTATCGGTTGAATCAGTGGGTACGCTCGCAAGAGTCCTGGCTCCCGTCGGGATCTTGGGAGCAGTGTCTTGCTCCAGAGTTAGAGCTCGTTGCTAACGCGCCGACATTCGTCGGGATCGATATGGCGCTGAAGCACGATTCGATCGCCGTCGTCTGCGTACAGGAGATTGACGGCAGACTTATTGTGAGGGCAAAAATTTGGTTGCCTGACGGCGATTTCATTGACGTGATGGATGTCGAGAATTACATTCGGAAACTTCGCGACGATTACGATCTGGTCGAGATCGCCTACGACCCCGCATACATGCAGAGGTCTGCCGAGATCCTGGCCGATGACGGTTTTCCGATGGTCGAGTTTCCTCAGTCAGCGGCTCGTATGGTGCCGGCGTGTGGTCACCTTTATGAGATGATCGTTGGTGGTAAGATCGCGCATGACGGGGCGCCTGTGTTTACCGATCAGGTGATGAGTGCTACCCCTCGGTCGACGGATCAGGGATGGAGATTGTCGAAGGGTAAAAGCAAGCGCAAGATCGATGCTGCGATCGCGTTAGCGATGGCTGTCGATCGAGCTACACGAAAACAGGAGGTCGAAAGTGAGCCGGGATTCTTTGCCTTTTAGGGCGGCTACAATAGTCTTACAAGTGTTAGGTGCGATCGTTATCTCGACTGGTGTCGGGCTGGTGTTCGCGCCGGCAGGAATCGTTATAGCCGGAGGATTCATGATCGCGTTCGCCGTAGCAATTGAAAGGAAGTAACAAATGCTAGGTGGACTGTTTCGGCGCAGTGATTCCGAGGAGCGATCGATCTCTTTCCAGACTATCTTTGCGTCTGGAGATTCGCTTGCGCTGACGACTAATTCTGGTGTCACGATGAATCAGGATGAGGCGCTGAAGCTCGGGACTGTTTACGCGTGCGTCAGGCTGATCGCGGATTCTATCTCGACGCTGCCGATCGATACGTTTCGGCGTGACGGTACTGAGCGCGTGAACTATCCGCGCCCCGTCTGGCTCGACTTGCCCGAGGTCGGGATGTCGCGCACGACTCATTTCTCGCAGGTCTTGATTTCTCTGCTCATGAACGGCAACGCTTTTATTCGGATCTTGCGCGACGACCAGGGCATCGCTGGGCTAGTCGTCCTGAATCCGCGCAAGGTCGAGGTGCAGCGCAATAACGTCACGCGCCGGGTGGAGTATTCGATTGATAACGGTCGCGAGATTGTTCCGCATGATGAGATGATGCATCTAACCGAGCTCTTGCTTCCGGGCGAACTTCGTGGGCGTAGCCGTATCGACTTGATCCGCGACACGCTCGGGCTCGGTAGGGCGCTCGATACTTTTGCGCAATTGTTCTTCGGTCAGGGCAGTACGCTCGGTGGTGTTATCGAGTTTCCGGGCGCCCTTACTCGAGAGCAGGCGAAGGATCTGAGTGACTCATTCGAGGAGCAGCACCGATCTGTTCGCCGCTCGCATCGTCCCGGCGTTCTATTCGGCGGAGCAAAATACAGTCAGACCTCAGCGGCGCCTAACGAAGCTCAGATGCTCGAGTCTCGCCAGTATTCGACCGAAGAGATCGCGCGCGCCTTCCGTTGTCCGCCGGCACTTCTCGGCGTGACGACTCCCGGCGCGATGAGTTACGCCAGCGTAGAGATGAACGGCATCCATTTCGTAACGTACTGCCTTCGCCCTTACATCGTGAAGATCGAAGATGCCTACTCCAACCTTATCCCCGGCGATGCCTTCCTGAAGATCAACGTGGACGGCTTGCTGCGTGGCGATCAGGCTACGCGCTACGCATCCTTCTCGACGGGTATCCAGTCCGGCTTCCTCTCGATCAATGATATCCACCGCCTCGAGGACATGCCGCCGGCGGATGGCGGCGACGTGTACCGCGTGCCGCTTGCGAACGTCGATCTGGCTGCGGCGAACCTGACCGAGCTGGAGAAGAAGACATCGATCGCTGTGAAGCTGGTGCAGGCTGGTTTCGATCCGTCCGCAACGCTCGCATCGCTCGGCTTGGACGCCTTGCCTCATACTGGTCTGCCGTCCGTGCAGCTGCAAGGTATCGCGCAGGTTGATCCCGAAGATCCAGCGGCGGCGTATCCGGTGGCACCGTGACGTTGACGACGGCGCAGATCAGCGTGACAACGGCGGCAACGCTTTTGTGTGCGGCTAATGCACAATCGCAGCGCGTGACGGTTCACAATAACGAAAACAGTCAGCAAGTATTTATCGGTGATTCGGGCGTGACGACTTCGACGGGTATTCACCTGGACGGCAAAGAGGAGCGCCAGATCACGCTCAATCCGGGCGAGGGCTTGTGGGGAATCTCGGCGAATACCAGCTCTGTTAGCGTGATGATTCAGAAGATGGCATAGAGAATGCCTTACTTCATTAGTGATCAGCAGGCGGATTGCAGCGGGTGGGCGACGGTGAAAGAAGATCCGGGCGCTGAGCCGATCACGATTCATTGTCACGCGACAAAGCAGGAGGCGATCGATCAGATGGTAGCGATCTCGATCAAGGAGGGGTTGGAGCCAGGAGGGGAGCGCGTACTGCCTGACAACTATCGTCCCGCTCTCGCCGAGGACGTTCCCGAAGGGCGCGCTTGCGGTAACTGTTACTTCTACGATGAATCAAATGTAGAAGGAGATAAGGCTTGGTGCGAACGTTGGGATGAGTACGTCAACGGCGCCTATTACTGTAACGCTTGGCAGGCTGACGAGGACGACCACGCCGAAGAGGGCGATGCGTATCGAGCTCCAGCACCACCAAAGGATCAGATCACCGGGTCTGACGCGAACGATCCCGGCTCGGCGTCGGGCGCCGGCGGAGATGTCAAGTTAGGCGCGACGACAGAGAAGGCGCTACGCAATAAAGTCGCGGAACACAATGACGCAATGGACGCTGCTGATCGTCCGACGTATACGCGCACGACGTTCGGACAACTAGCAGCCGTTTATCGACGTGGGTCGGGCGCGTACTCGACCAGTCACCGTCCGGGTATATCTCGAGCCGCGTGGTCTATGGGTCGCGTAAACGCTTTCCTGTATCTGCTCAGGACGGGCGCACCAGAAAACGAAAACTACGTTACCGATAACGATCTCCTGCCTGCCGGACATCCGAAGTCGACGCGTAACCTCGACGCACGCGCGGTCGATCTCATGCTGCCCGACTACATCATGGAAGCCGCTGAGCGTGGGCTCGAGTATCACGCCGATGGGCTGTCTGGCGATGGGGTTGTTGATCGTACGATTCGAGAGGCTCGGCTTATGGCTGAGGGTCAAGTCTCGGAAGATAAAGTGATTCGCACGAACGCGTGGGCGGCTCGGCACCTGGTCGATCTCGAGGCGGAAGATAATCGTGACCCTGACGCCGAAGGATTCCCCGGCGCCGGCGCCGTCGCTTTCTATCTCTGGGGCATTGACGCGCTCGATCCCGAGCCGGCGATGGACTGGTTTGCTCGGAAGGCGGAGCAGATCCAAGCCGAGGAGCGCAGCGCGTTTGTCGTGGGCGAACCGCGCGGTGCTAACATTGACCGTATGACTACTAGCGTCGAGACACGTCGAATCACCGTCAACGAGTTTGAGTTGCGCGACCTCGGCGAAGGAGACGGCATGGCGTTCACGGGTTATGCTGCCGTGTTCAATTCTGAATCCGAGCCGTTGCCGTTTATTGAGCGGATCGCTCCGGGCGCGTTTGCTAATTCACTTTCGTCGCGCAACGAGATCAAGATGTTCGTCAACCATGACACGACGCGCGTACTGGCGTCGAAGCGCGCAGGTACTCTCCGCTTGTCTGAGGATGCTCATGGCTTACGCGTCGAAGCTGACCTGCCGCCGACGACAGACGGCAAGGATCTGGCGATCTTGATGCGTCGTGGTGATGTAGATTCCATGTCGTTTGGCTTCTCGGTTCCGAGCGGCGGCGATACCTGGTCGCCCGACGGTGCGACGCGCGAACTTCGCGAGGTGCGACTGCATGAGGTTTCGATCGTGACGGCGTTCCCGGCTTACACGGCGACTACCGCCGGCGTGCGTAGCCTAGATAATCTTGCTGCTGCTACGGGTGCCGACGTGTCCGAGCTCGACGCGGCGATCACGAAACTCGAAGCCGGCGAGATCCTCGACGACGATGCTGCGATGCTGATCGAATCTGTCGTGCAGAAGCTTCGCGCCGATACGACGATCGGCGCCGAGGTACAGGCGTCGCTCGATATGAAGCGTAAGCAGCTTGATCTTTTGTTCTCGCGCGTCTAGAGGATCTTTCGTACTGCTACCATTTGGCTTGTCTGATCTGCGGAGCCGCGTCAGGCGTACCCCGGTGCGGAGCCGCGCGGGACATCCGTTAGACCAACACTTTTGATTCTTGAAAGGATCACCCCAGATGTCTGATTACCTGAAGCGCCAGACCGAACTGCGCGCAACCGCGTGGGAAGAGGCGAAGCACCTGCTCGACGCAGCTGCCGCCGAGTCCCGCGACCTGACCGCCGAAGAGACTGTGATCTACGATCGCATTTCTGAGGACATGGACAATCGTGCTCGCGTCATTGAGCAGATCACGAAGGACGAAGAGCGTGCACAGCGCCTCGACGTTGCTGCTGCTAGCGTCCGCACGGACGAGGTTGCCCCTGCTGACGACGACGACGCTGAGGCTATTCGTAGCCTTGCTCGCGGCGAGATCCGTTCGCTCGAGTTTGAGAAGCGCGACGTGCTCAAGTCGAATACTGGTGCGCCCGTGCCAACTTCGTTCTATGAGGAGATCATTCTCAAGGCACGCCTCGTTGGTCCCATGCTTTCGACCTCGACCGTGATCACCACGGCTGGCGGCGAGAACTTGCAGATTCCTCGCGTCAATACGTACAGTGCCGCAACGATCGCTGCTGAAGCCGGCGCAATCGGCGAGTCTGATCCAGCCTTCTCGGCATTCATCACGATGGGTGCATTCAAGTTTTCGTACCTCGTGCAGGTGTCGCGTGAGATGATCGAAGACTCTGGGGTGGACATTCTTGGCTTCCTTGCCGACCAGGTGGGACAGGGCATTGGTTTCAACGTGAACAACGCGCTGACCGTTGGTACTGGCACGACGCAGCCGAACGGCATCGTCAATTCCTCGACGCTAGGCATCACTGGCGGCACGGGCACCAGTGGTGCGTTCACCGCTGACAACCTGATCGACCTGGCATATTCGGTCGATGGTGCTGCGCGCATGTTGCCGGGTGCTGGCTACATGATGAACGGCAAGTCCATCGGCGCTGTCCGCAAGTTGAAGGACACGGCGGGCAATTATGTCTTCAGCCCCAGCCTCGCGGTTGGTGTTCCTGACACGCTCCTCGGATTCCCGCTCTACGAGAACCCGGCGATGGCTGACCCGGCAACGTCGGCGAAGTCTGTGATCTTCGGTCATCTGCCTTCGTACTACGTGCGTCAGGTCGGCGGCATTCGTGTCGACTCCTCGACTGACTTTGCATTCTCGACAGACCTGGTCACTCTGCGCACGATCCTCCGCGTTGACGGTCAGCTGCCACAGGCAGCGCACGTCAATCACTTCGTGGGTGGCGCATCCTGATCGATAGGTAGAATGGTGGCTGTCCGGCAGATCGCTTGTCGGGCAGCCACTATTTTTTTTGATCGGGGGAGCTTTGACGAACAGGGCAACGCGTCGCAAGATTGCGAAGGCAAAAGTGCCAGCACCACCACAAGCCGATGGCGTCACGCGGCAGCGAATACTTTGGAGCTCGAACGCTCCCTTCGCTGCAACCGGATATGGCGTACAGACGGCACAAGTCGTCGAACGCCTGAACCGCGACCAGCACGAGGTAGCGATCGCATGCAACTACGGATTGCAGGGAGCCGAGACTGTCTGGAATGGTGGAGTAAAAATGTACCCCACTGGTGTCAGCGGGTATTCCGACGATATTCTCAATGCTCACGCGCAGCACTGGACACACGGCAGCGATCTGCCTGGTCTCGTTGTCATTCTCTTCGACGTGTGGGCGCTCGAGAATCCCGGCATCAAGCAGATCCCGAAGATTGCTGCATGGGCGCCCGTGGACCACCAGCCGGCGCCGCCGAAGGTTATCGCGTGGCTGAAGCGGGAGAACGTCATGCCGATTGCGATGAGCCGGTTCGCGGAGCGGATGATGGCTGACGATGGTGTCGATTCGATCTACGTGCCGCACGCTATCGAAGCGATCTTCAAGCCAACACCATCATTCGCGGATGCTGACGGGAAGCTCGTCACGGGTCACGAATTGATGGGCGTCGACCCTGATCGTTTCGTAGTGATGATGAACTCGGCGAACAAGGGCAGGACACCCGTACGCAAGTGCTTCGGCGAGAACCTCTTGGCGTTCTCGATCTTTGCCAAGAATCATCCCGACGCCATCCTGTATCTTCACACCGAGGCTTCGGCGATCGCGACGGGCGTAGACCTCCGCGCACTAATTCGAGGGTGCGGGATTCCTGAGGATCAGGTCTGCTTTGTTGATCAGTACCTCTACCGCATGAATCTTCCTCAGCAAGCGTTAGCGTCGCTTTACACGGCGGCTGACGTCCTGCTTGCTACCTCGGCGGGGGAGGGCTTCGGCGTCCCCGTCGTCGAGGCTCAAGCATGCGGAACGCGCGTCATCGTCAGCGACTGGACAGCCCAGACCGAGCTCGTCGGCGATGGCTGGGCGGTCGAGGTACAGCCGCTCTGGGATCCATACCAGGATGCGTGGTTTGCAACACCGATGATTCCCCGTATCGTCGACGCGCTCGAGGAAGCCTATGCCGCTCCGCGCGGCGATAGTGAGCAAGCCGTAGAGTTTGCTGCCGACTACGATGCGGATCTTGTCTACGCGAAATATTGGCGCCCCGCGCTCGAGCGGCTCGCCGCGTGGGATCCTGCGAGTAGCGCGCTCCAAGCACGGGCAAAACCCGCTCAAGGGTTATCGCGCAATGCCGATCCGACGCTGACTATTTATATCCCGACATATCAGCGCGTGGAACTCGGAACGCTACTCCAGTCAATCGCTGAACAATGGTGCGACAGGATTGAAGTAGTTGTGTCGGACAATGATCCAGAAGGATCCGCCGAAGTTGTCGTCACTAGCATCCTCGGAGATGCCTGTGATTATTCGCGACGAGCAACGAACGTCGGCGGGGATGCGAATATTTTGCGCGGCGCGAGTCAGGGAACCGGAGAATATGTATGGATCATCGGTGACGATGATGTCTTGCTTCCGGGGGCAATCGCGGAAACATTGCGGATGATTGACGCGGACGCACCGGATCGTATTATTCACTTTACGCCGGAGGCCGCTGCACTTGTGCCGCGTGGTCACAGCGGGACAATGGGGACGCTAATCGACAGTCTCGGTGACGACGCATCACTGTTGATCGCTGCGACGCTTATCACCGCGAATGTGTATCGTCGTGCGTCACTTGATACCACGCTCGGTCACGAGAAAATTGACACTTACTATGGACACGTCTACGCCGGCCTCGGCGCGCAAGATGTTCGCGTGGCCGATGAGCCGTTGATCTTGTGCGGGGCGGATCATCCCGGACACATCGAGAACTACCTTGAGATCTACCAAGATTTGATCACGTCTATTTCCGAACGTGCCGATCGCCCAGCCATCCCACTGCCTAGTGCGATGATTTGGAACTTCGTCAATCTGATCCTAGCGACGCGGTAGACTGTAGCCATGGCGATCACAAACGGCTACTGCACGCTCGCACAAGTGAAGGCGGCTCTACGCATCACAGACTCCACCGATGACACGCTGATCGAGGGATCTGTCGAAGCGGCATCGCGCCTGATAGACGGGTACACGCTGCGCAACTTTTATTCGGTCGGCACGGCGACGCGCCTATTTACGGCACCCGATCCGCTCTACTGCCCGATCGATGACATCGCGGGAACGGCGATCACGATTCAGACCTCGACGCAGGCAGATGGAACGTTCGACGTTACGTTTGCGGTAACTGATTATCAGCTCGAGCCGCTGAACGGCAATCTCGACGGGATCGCTTGGGCGTTCGATCGCATTCGCGCGGTCGGTGACTACGCGTTTCCAATGGTGAGCGCGAACTTTGGTGAGCAGGCGCTCGTCAAGGTCACGGCGGTATTCGGGTGGCCGGCGGTTCCTGCCGCGATCTCACAGGCAACGATCCTGCAAGCCTCGCGTCACTTCAAGCGTTACGACTCCCCTCTGGGCGTCGCCGGCTTCGGAGATTTCGGCGTGGTGCGCGTGTCGCGGTTTCTTGATGCTGACGTGCAGATGCTTGTTGAGCCTTACCGCAAGATGCGGCTGTTCCGGTGACGGCTACCGTCGGGCAAGTAAAGACGGCACTAGCGACCGCAGCCGCGACGATCACGGGCTTGCGAACGTATGATCGGCAGCCGGACAACCTGAACGCGCCTTTTGCTTTCCCTTCGCTCCAGTCGATTGATTATCACGGTGCGATGGGCGCCGGCTCAATCCTTCAGACGTACACCCTGACCGTTGTCGTCGGGCGCGCATCCGAACGCGCCGCCGAGGATCTGCTCGATACTTACCTCGGCTACGCGTCTGGCGGCATTCGTGCTGCGATCGAAGCAGACACTACTCTCGGGGGCGTCGTCCAGACGTGCATCGTCGAGTCGGCTGGCACGATCGGTACCATCGACGGTAACGACACGCTGTACCTATCGGTCGATTTTCGTGTTCTGGTCTACACCTAAGGAGTTTGACGAATGACAAAGTTTATTGTGGCGCCCGGCTTTATTGTTGCCGGTAAGACCGAGGGAGAAGAGGTCAAGGCTTCGGAAGTTGACCGCCTCGACGTACTGATCGAGTCTGGTCGCGTGATTGTCAAAGGCTCAGAATCCTCGTCTACAATGAAAGCACAACCCGACGTGTCCGGCTCCGAGGAGGAGTAACCCAATATGGCCAAGCTCGTTCTCACCAACTCGAACATCACCATCGGCGGCACAGACGTGTCTGCGAACGTTGCAAGCGTGCAGATCGAGACTTCGGTCGATGAGGTGGAAACGACTGCGTTCGGTCCAGGTAACGGCAAGACGCGCGTCGGCGGTCTGCTCGATACGACGATCTCCCTTTCGATGCACAACGACTACAGCGCGATTGAGGGTCTTGTGTATCCGCTGATCGGCAGCACGACGACGGTCGTCGTCAAGCCGAACGGCACGGCAGTCTCGACCACGAACCCGAGCTACACCGCTACCGTCTTGGTCACCGGCTGGAGCCCAGTCAACGGCGCCGTTGGAGAGCTCAACACGGTCGACGTGTCGTGGCCCGTTTCGGGAACCGTCACGAAGGCCACCACGTAGTCTGATCGCGTAACTTCTAAGCCCAGGGAGGGCTGGTCATGGAACTGAACTTCAAGATCAAGGAGACCGGCAAGGATAGTGTTGTTGTCCGTGCCGCGCTCGTGGATATCGTCGCGTGGGAAGATCAGTTTGAGCGACCATCCTCGACGATGGGTGGCGATTCGATCTTTGCTCGCGACTTCGTTTGGCTTGCGTGGCATTCGCAGAAGCGCACGGGCGCGACGACTCTGGACTTTATGGATTGGGTCGCGACTCTGGACGAGATCGAGGGCGCTGAGGAAACGACGCTTGTCCCTTTGGAGAGTCCTCCAGCCATTGGCTCATCGCCAGTCTTGCCGTCGAAACCGGAATAGCGCCTAGCGCGTTGATGCTGGAATCGGAGCGGATGCTCTGGACTATGCTCGGCTACATCCGTTGGCGAAGCGTTCACGCTGGCAGGTAAACTGACAGTATGGCTACGCAGCAGATACGCGGCTTGGACGACGCGCTCAAAACGCTCGGCAAGATGGATCCGGTGCTGCGTCGCGAGGCCGTCAAGCAGCTAAAGAATGATGTCAAGCCGATCGTGTCGGCCATCAAGGCGGGGATGCCGACCCAGCCGCTATCAAATTGGGTCGCGCCGAAACAGTCGAGCGCTCGGCGTGGCAGAGTCGAGGCTGGGCGTAGTGGTGCGGCCGGACTGCCGTTCTGGAGTGCGTCAAAGGCTAGGAGTGGTGTGCGGCCGAGTGCCAAGAAACAGAGCGTCCGGCAGATGCGCGGCAAGCAGATGCTGATCAGCATCCGTCAGACGAATGGCGCGGCCGAGGCTTACGATATGGCGGGCAAGGTTACGACCAGCACCTTTACAAAGAATCTTCAGAGGCGATTTGGCGATCCGTCGCGCCTGATGTGGCCGACCGTGGAGAAGCACAAGCCGCAGGTATTGGCCTCGATCAAAAAGAGCGTCGACATCATGGAAGACATCATCAATGAGGGGCTTCGAGATAAAGGTCACACGCGCGGTCGCCCCGCTGGCTCGCCTCATTTCCGCTAGAGATAGGCAGGTAGAATACACCTATGGCTATTGTAATTCCGATTGGCGTTGATACCTCTGGTCTATCGCGCGGACTCTCCCAAGGCACTAGCGGTCTACGCAAGTTTGGCAAGATGGCTGCCATCGTTGGCGGCGCAGCTGCCTTGGGCGGCCTGGTCGCGACGCTGAAGATTGGCATCGACCAGTTCATGGGGGCGCAGAAAGTATTGGCGCAGACGGGTGCGGTGCTGAAGTCGACGGGTGGCGCGGCGAACGTGACGAGCAAGCGGATCACGGCGATGTCTGAGAGCCTGATGAAGTTGAGTGGCGTCGATGACGAGGCGATTCAGTCGGGTCAGAACTTGCTGCTGACATTCACGAAGATCCGCAACGAGACCGGCAAGGGCAACAATATCTTCGACCAGGCTACGCTGGCGATGACGAACCTTTCGGTTGCGATGGGTAAGGATCTGAGTTCGTCTGCGATCTTGGTCGGTAAGGCGCTGAACGATCCCGTGAAGGGTGTCGGTGCGTTGTCGCGTGCTGGCGTGCAGTTTACCGCGTCGCAGAAAGACACGATCAAGTCATTGGTCGATTCTGGCAACGTCATGGGCGCCCAGAAACTGATTCTGAAGGAGCTCGAAACGCAGTTTGGGGGTAGTGCGAAGGCGGCGGGTCAGACGCTAACGGGGCAGCTGAACATTCTAAGGGAGACTTTCAACAATGTCGCCGGTGATCTTGTTGCGATCTTTATTCCATTCGTGTCGCGTGCCGCGACTGGGCTGCTCAACTTTGTGCGCCAGTTTGCTGCACGCCCGACGTTCGAGGGCAAGGTGCGTTTCATTGTAGAGAAGATTCGCGATGCAGCCGGCAATACTTTCACCAGTCTTTATGACTGGTGGACTAAATCCAAGACGTCGGTCAACACGACCGGCACGATCACCTTCACGCTTGCCGGTAAGGAACAGTTTGACAAGTTTTTCACGGGTTTGGAGGGTAGCGCAAGGCAGGCGGGTCGCGATCTCGTCAACGCGCTGGCGAGTACGGTTACGTCGGAGGGTCGACAGAGGGTCGGGTCGGCGATCGTCAATATGTTGGGTACGGTAACTGAGGTTCTGGCGTTTACGTTTCGGATCAGTGGCACGACGCTTGCGCTGAACCTAATTGCCGGCATCATTGAGGGTCTCTTCGGTCTTATTGGTCGCGTGAAGGCAAAACTTGAGAAGGATCTGCGCACGACTATTGAGACCCTCAACCCGTTTAGTCCTGTTGAGCATGGTGGCGTGATCATTGCAACGAAACTTATTGACGGTATTGTTAGTGGTCTTGAAAACAACAAGGGTAAAGTCAAGAGAAAGATTACCGATACGGTGCGCGAAGCCGTTACCGCTGCGCGTCAAGGACTCGCTGGCCTTGGCTCGACGCTGGGTGGCTTGCTGTCGGAGATCACGGGTACTTCGTCACCGGAGGCGAAGCAGGCTGCGGCTATTCGCGCGCAGCAGAAGACCGAGGCGGCGGCGCGTGAGAAGACTCGACTAGAGTCGGCGCTTGCTACGGCGCAGACTGCTGACGAGCGCACGCAGGCGCAGCAGGATCTCAACGACTTCCTGTTAGAGCAGGAGGCTACGCGCCTGGAGGATAGTGTCGCCCAGCAGCAGTCGGCGAATCAGCGCGCGATCGATGATCTCATTGCCGAATTCAATCGCGGAAAGATGAGCGCCGATACATTTAGGGCAAAGCTCGATACCATCATCGGTGGCGCATCGGGTAAAGATCTTGGTATGGCATTCGCCGATGGATTCACAAGCGGATTTCAAGACATCATCAATGCCGTCAAGGATCTGGCTGGAGTGCAAAAGAAGGTTGGCGGTCGCGAGATCAAGCCAGTTGCTGGTACGCCGGCGGCTGAGGCTGCGCGTGCTGCTCATAAGCAATGGCGCGATGATCGCGATGCGTATCGCGCAAAACTGATGGACGCGGCGAAAGCTGACGGATCTGATTCTGACGAGACGATCACAGATGCCGAGAGGGCAAGCATCAAGGGGAAGATGGTTGCTTGGGGTAAGAAGAATAAAGAGCCGGTTCGCATGGCTGCCGGCGGCATCTTGAAGCGTCAGGTCTTCACGGCTGGCGAGGCTGGTCGTGAGGCGGTCATTCCGCTCGGGTCGAGCGAGGCGATGGGGATCATGCGGGATGCGCTTGGTGGTGGCGGTGGCGGGACGACTTACAACCTTGTCATCAATGCTGGGCTGGGGACGAATCCTGACGAGCTCGGTCGCACGATCGTCGAAAGCATAAAGAAGTTTGAGAAGCGCAACGGGCAAGTGTTCGCTGGTCCGCAGATTCAGGCGACGTCGGCTGGTGTCTCGACGAATGGTGGCACGCAGACGCGCAGTATCAGGAGGGGCTAACGGTGGCTACGCCGAGCCTGCTAGTCCAGATCGGTTTCGACACGTCGAGCCAGGGTGGTCCGTTCTTTTTGTGGGGATCGGGGACGGCGACGAATACGCCTGCGGCTAGGGCTGCGAATCCGCAGAGCATCTGGGACAACACCGAATACCGATGGGGCGGAACGGTGAACTATGACGTGACGACGCGCGTCCGCTCCGTGTCGATCACGCGCGGCAGGTCGCGCGAGTTGGATCGTTACCAGACCGGCGTCGCCAACATCACCTTCAATAATCAGGACCGCGCATTCGATCCGTTCTACACGTCGAGTCCGTACTATCCCGATATCAAGCCGCGTCGCAACGTGACGATCTCGACGATCACGGGCGCATCGACAGCCGTTCAATTTACCGGGATCATCGAGGACTGGGGACTAGATTACAACGTGAGCGGAGAGTCTACGGCTGGCGCGGTCGCCGCCGATGGATTCATCACCTTCGGCGGTCAGCAACTATCGGCGCACACCGCGACGAGTCAGACGTCGGGCGCGCGTATCGCGGCGATCCTGAACCGTACCGAGGTCAACTGGCCGGCAACGCTGCGGAACATTGACACGGGCGCGCAGACGCTACAGGCTGACGTCGTGGACGCTGGCACCGAGGTGCTTGGCTACTTGCAGCTGGTCGAAGCGAGCGAGCCTGGTCAGTTGTTCATGTCGAAGTCGAATGCGCTGACCTTCAAGAATCGGAACTCTAGCGCGACTGCTGGCACGGTCACGTTCTCTGACGCCGGCGGCACCACGATTCCCTATACCGATATCACCGTGTCTTACGGCACCGAGCTCCTATATAACCGCGTCAATATTGCGCGGCTTGGTGGCACGGCAATCCAGACGGCTGCCGGTTCCGCATCGCAGCGCGAGTACGGCATCGTGTCGCTCGACTACAACGGACTGCTGATCGACACCGACCCGAACGCGCTCGCGATTGCGAAGTACCTCGTCGCAAAATATGATGAGCCAGACCTGCGCTTCGACACGATGACGGTCGAGTTGGCGGGACTCGGCACGGCTGACCAGACGAAAGTGCTGGGCTTGGAAATTGCTGACATCATCTTGCTGGAGTACCAGCCTAATAGGGTCGGAACGCGGATCTCGAAGAACGTGCAGATCATCGGCATCCGCAATGAGATCCGACCGATGACGCATAAGGTCACGTTCTCCCTTGCCTCAACAGACGCACAAGCAATGATTTACGCCGGCGGTACCGTGACGAGTGGCACGGCAGTCGTCGCGCAGTACCCGTTCAGCATCTTTGACACCGGAACATTCGGACTATAGAGACAGGTAGAATAGACTCATGGCGTATACAGCACCCGGAACAGTTGCAAGCGGCGACGTCGCGACCGCAGCCGCGTGGAATGTTGTCGTTGGAGACATCGTTGACCACGAGACTCGGATCACTGCTCTAACACCAGCCACGCGAACAGTTGCCAAGAGTCGGATCGCAGTCAACTCAACGAGCTCGTCATGGTCCAACCCGACGACATTCACGGTCATTCCCCAGGCTGACGACTACGCCGCGCTAAGTACCAGCTTCGTCAAGGCTGGCGGGACGGCGACGAACCTTGTGATTAGTGTTTACGGCACTATCAATTTCACTTCGGGGGCGACACAAGTATTCACGTGGGGATGCAAAGTTGCCGCAACGAGTACCTCAATTGCTGCGCGTTCAATTCCTCTCGGAAGATTTTTTTGGGGCGGAACAACTATGATCACGGGTCTTGCAGCCGGTACCTACACTATCGATCCGGTGCTGAAGAGTGCCGGCGCAGCCGCCGCCACCCTTACAGCTGGCAGTGATTCTGTCAGCATTAGCATCACGGAAACTCCCGTCTAGCCTTGCGCTTAGGCTGACTGATAGGATACGTTCATGGCTTACGCAACACCGGGAACTGTCGCAACTGGTGACGTCGTTACTGCCTCGGCGTGGAATGTGCTGGTAGGAAACGACATCGAACTAAATACTGCTATTGGCGTCATAGCAACAAAAAACGCAACGCAGGCTATTCCCGCCGCCACAAGCACGGTTGTCACGTTTCCCGGAACAGATGAGTACGACTCTAACAGTTTCCATGATCCCGCCAGTAATAGTTCGCGAATAACCATCCCAACGGGATACGGCGGCCTTTACCTTGTAAATGCCAAAGTCGACTTCGCCGCAGGCACCACGCCGGGTCTGAGCGGCATAGGTTTACTCAAGAACGGCGTAACAAGTCTAGGCACATTGATTGAGGCTACCGTTGCCGCCGATTTTGGTCTAGCTGCAAGCCAAGTCATTCTTCTAGCCGCAGGGGACTACATCGAATTACGTGTCAACTGTACCGTCGCGTCTACTCTCCAGAGCAGCGCCATCGATACTCGGCCGTGTATATTTTCCGCCTTTCGACTAGGTTCATCGTAAGTATCGCCTAACCTAGCGTCTTGCGCCTGGTTGGTTGCGACTCGACACGCGCCAGCACGTGAACCTTGCTACTAGGCGGGTTACACTATGCTCATGTCTGATGCCGAGGTTGAGCGATTGTATCGGGCGATGGAAGCTCTCCGCATCGAGGTCGTGCAGTACCGCGCAGACTTGAACGGTAGGCTGCGTACGCTAGAGGTTCACAGCGCCGAGGTCGATGCACGTGAGGATCAGCGCTCGATGACGCGGAGTGTGACGCTGGCGTATATCGCCGGCATCGCCGCCCTGACGGGTATCATTAGTGCCGTACTCACGAATCTACTATAGGGAGCTCGTAATGCAGATCAGTCCGAAAGTCACCGCCGCCGCTCTTGCTGCCGCGCTCGTCACGATCATCGTCTGGGGCGCCAGTCTCGCCGGCGTCGAGATCCCGACCGTCGTCCAGGGCGCGATCATCACCATCCTCGTTGCCGCTGCCGGGTACTTCGTTACCGATCCTGCCCGGTCGTGAAGATTCTCCGCCTTACGTCGCCGCTGACCGAAGGTACCGGCGTCGCCCTAGCGCAGCAGCACCTCGTCAAGTATGGCGTGCTAGCCAAGACCGCCGTAGACGGCATCTATGGTCCCGTGACGGCGAACGCAGCGAAGAGGGCTAAGTACCTGCTGGGCTACGCGAACACCGCAGGGACGTACGACGCTGCCTTACAGGCGTACATGAGCGGCAAGACGAAGCCGACGGTAGCGATGCGAGCTCGAACGGCTGCGCGCAAGCGTAAGCCGCTCCCGTCGTTGACGCTCGGCGAGCGTGCCGCTGACCGGATGGTTGGCTGGTACGTGGCGCGCTGGTCGGAGAAGCCTGCCGGGTCGAACGTCGTGCCGCAGTTGTCGATGCTCGGCAAGGATCTCAAGCTCTCGCAGTATTACTTCCAGATGGGCTACGCCTGGTGCGCTTACGCGACCTTCGTCGCCTTCCTCTGCGAAGGCTCAACAGCGGCGAAGTACGGGCTACGAGAGGGCAAATTCAATGCGCTGTACACGCCGGAGATCCGCGCGGTCGCCGAGCGTGGCGCGTACGGGTTGGCTTCCCAATCAAAGACGACGATCGTCAAGGGCACCGCGCTGCTGTTCGACTTCGGCGGCTCGAACGGCTCGGAAGTCGATCACATCGGTATCGCTCTCGGCAAGCCTGGGCAGGTCGTCAAGGCTGGCGGTAAGACGTGGCGACCCGGCAAGAACTCGGTCGTGACGGTCGAAGGTAACACGTCCTACGATGCCACCGGCAGTCAGTCGAATGGTGGCTGCGTTGCGATCCGCACGCGTAGCCTGACCGTCATCCGCGCGGCGGTACGCGTACACTAAGCACGACACCACCGGGAGGGTTGCGGTATGGGATTGCTAGACGAGATCGGCGCGGCATCGAAAGTGCGTAATCGAACATGCATCATCGTCGAGATCATCGACGAGCTCGCGATCGAGGACGCGCGAGAACTACAGGTAGCGATTGACGATCCCGCGATGACTCACGTCGCCATCGCACGCGTCCTATCCAAGCGCGGCTACCCGGTCGGCCTGAACGGGAAGCAGATCGCCAATCATCGCAAGGGATTGTGTCCATGTCGGGTCTAG